AAGCTTGACCACATCTCTTGTAATGATTTTTCTCATGATTTATCCCTCGCTTCCTCATGATTCAATGTTTACGATGTTGACGTCGTCGTAACGATCGGCGTGGTCGTGGTAGGATAGTACAGAGCGAACGGCGGGCTGTTCAGATCCGCCTGCTCGTAATGGCCGTAGAAAGTCATTGCGATGACCGCCTCGTTCTTATCCGTAACCGTAAGCTTCAGACCGTCCGTGTTGATGGCGTTCTTGACCTCGATGATGACGGGATCGTCAGAACCGGAGATCGTGCCAACCCAAACAATGTTATCAATGTAGTCCGAAAGCTCGATGCTGTTCCTTGCTTTGATGATGTCGTAGTCAGCAACGGCCGTGCTCGTTGAAACTATTGACGCACAAAGCGCAGCCTTCAGGGTTTCCTCTTTGATTTCAAGGACGTTTGCCTTCAGGTAAACATCCCATGAATCAATGACTTCAAGACCTTTTGCTCTTCCGGCAACTCCGTCAACCTCTATCGTCCTTACGGCAGGAACGGCTGAGAACTCTCCGCCGCCTTTGGTCGCTCCGAGAAGCTTCCCTGCTGAAACGGCACTGTCAAAGGTGTCCGTACCAACGATAAAGTTTTTGAAGAATGCACCGGCATTGAGCAACAGGCTCTTGGATGTATCTGTGGTAAATCCACTATACTTCTTCATGTGTTATGCCTCACTTTCATAAATGGTTGTGTCAAATTGCGTTCTGACACGCTTGATGGTTTCGTCAGTGTCCAGAATGTCATCGCGTTGAGCCTTATACAGACACACAAGCGTTCCCGCATTGCTTCCCGTCAGCATTATGCGCTGAAAATCAAGCACCTTCTCAATGGCGTCCATCTTCGCCTCCGCCCGGGAATTGTGCTGATGCTGATCCCAGACGTTGACCTCGGTGCGCCATGATCCGACATTGTCCTCAATGGTCAATCTCTTGCAAGAGACCACCGCATAGGGGTATGTCGCGCTCACGGGAGCTTCATCAGGGTAGGTTGTAATTGTATCCGCTAAAACCTGCACAATGGCAAGCTCGACATCATGAATCATCTGCTCCACCTTCGTAATCTTCATCTGACGTCAGACTTTCGGGAGAATCTCCGTTCAGTGCTGACAGGTATTGACTCTCGATCTTGACTATCATGTCGACGTTGTCCTCGACCGAGTTGGTCAGTAAGCCATATTTCGGCTGGTTGGATGTGCCAAACTCCTGAAAACCACCATAGAATCCATTAGGCTTCACGCCAATCTGGACCTTCGGGTATTTTTCGTACTTATGCATGACAAAATACTGCGTAAAGCGTCCAACTCGTCCGGAATGACGCTTGAACACCGAATAAAACTCCTGACGGAACATTCGGCAGACATACTTCCCCACGTCTCTCAACGCGGCCCTGCACAGCTCCTTGATGGTGTAGTCGTACCAATCAACGCTTGACTCGAACTTCACGCCGTCCTTATCGAATTTGACAACCGATTTCGGAACGCTCATTGCCTTACTCCGCCATGCAAAGTGATCTCAAGTTCGTTCGAACCCAGTTTTCTGTAAGTCCGAAGCACTTGAAACCTTGTTTCTCCCCGATGATCTACGACGATGACCTCGTCCTGGTCCGCATAGTCATAATAATCAGCCAGAACAATCTTCAGCTCCGGCTTTGCTCCGGCAGTCTGCGCATCATAGAACTCGCGCTGACCGACCGACATGACGTTGCAGTAGACCTGGTCCTTCGTCTCCACGATCTTCGGGTCGCCGTATTCGTCCACCCCTTGAGTGGTTTTGCTTATCAGGTATGCGATATCGTTATACATCGGCTCACCCCATGTAACCTTGAGACTTCCGCAATTCGTCCTTCCACTGGTTCCACATCTGCTCGTAACCTTCGGCCATCTTGTCATTCGATGACTCCACCCACATGCAGTAGGCGATTATGGCCTTGTCAATAAGCGCATCAGTGCTTGATTCAACCGCCGACGTGCTGACACCCACGCGGACGAGTTCAGCTTTTGCGGCAGAGATGTCATCCGTCAGCTGATCGTCGATGCTCGTGTGCGTTATTCTTAATCTGTTTCTGATAGTTTCTGCGTCAACCATTTTCGTCTCGCTCCTTCTCGCTCATTCGTGAGCCTTCTCGCGGGTAAGTGTAATAAACGAACGGAATGTCCGTCATTCTGTGCGACGGATTTCTCCCAAGTGCATCCTGAACAAAAACGATGTCCTCATCCCTCGACACGTCCGGAAAGCGGAGCTCATGCTTGTCAATGAACGACTTGCTCCACACTCGGCTCCAGACGTTCGGATATAAGTGCCCGTTGTTGCCCAAAGTGCTTGTATATCCATACTTCCCGAATATGAACGCGAACGACAAAACATCCGCCGGGAAGCGTAAAAATTGATTCAGCATGGCAAAACACTCTGAATGAAGGAACCAATCGTCGCTGTCCAAAAATAGGATATACTCGCCTTGTGCAAGGGTAATTCCCGCGTTTCGTGCGGCACCCGATGAACCATAGTCATCAATATGTGGCTCAATCCCGCATTCCTGGACAGCACGAATTGATTCGGTATCTCCCACCTCACACATCACAAGAAGTTCGTAATCCGTGAAAGATTGTTCTTTGACACTCTTGATCGCTTTGCCTATAAATGCCTCTGAATGGTAGCATGGTATTATGACCGAGAATTTATTCATCCCGCAGCCTTTGCAGGGCCTTCCATGAGTCCTTGTCTGCAATAAGCTTTCCGATGTGGCCGACGTATATGCGTGGATCAGCCCAAATCTTATAACCAAGACTCCGTGCCTTATAACAGAACGAGAGATCCTCCCCGAGCGTCCTGTGGTTGCTCTTGACGGGGAAGAACGGCTGCCCTGTCACTGTCAGGATGTGCTTCAAAGCTTCCACCTTCATCAGGCACATGGCCATTCCGCAAGCTTCCACTTCAAACGGCTCGCCTTCCGGATAATCAAGATATTTTTCAATCATATCCTCATACAGGCTCGCGCCCAATCTTAAACTCTTATAGATGCACGGCTCGTAAGGATTGCGCCTCATAAAGCACACCGCCGAAACGATGTCCTTGTCGTCGTTAAGCAGATCGATGAGAACGTCGGACTCAAACACCATGTCGGCGTCTATCCAGAACACATAGTCATACTTCTCATCAATAGCCTTCTGCGCCATTGCGAACCGGAGATCGTGTATGATCGTGCCCACCGTGAACTCGATGGTCACGTCCAACTCCGGATTGAGCCTTGAATCTCTTTCAAGCTTCATCAGGCATTTAACCGTGTTTACGTCTATTTGTTCCCTGGAAGGAACCGCTACCATTATTTTTTTCATTTTTCCCTCGATTCCCCTCGGTGTATATAGAAAAGGCGGCCGCAACCACCGAGGGATTTAATCGCGACCGCCCCTCTACCAGATTTATGCGTTCTTCAGGAGAACAACCGCATCCGTCTTTGCAAGCTTGCTGTCGAAGATAGCCGTGCCGCGGAAATCGATGCTGTTGTTAAGGAATCCGCTCTCTTCTGAACGAGCAACCTCAACAGGCTGTGAAAGGTTTCCAACGATGTCGGTGTACTTGCCAAGATAGATCTGGCCCTTGTTTGAAGGAACATAATCATCTATAACGACAGGATAGCCGAACAGAGTCTTCTCAACAGGATCGAAGATGGGCTGATTCGTCGTGTCAACGATGTTCTTGATGTTCTGGAAGAGAACCTTCTTCGAAACAAGGAACTTAGCCTCTGCATCGTATGCAGCCGGAAGAAGGGCAACAAGGTTGCAGATGTCACCAAAACCATAACCCGTGGTTGCGGTCTGCGTGATGACGTTCGTGGTTGCCGTTGAAGCCATAGCTACAAGGCCGTTTGAAGGATCGTTGATGATGTAGTCATCGATCTTGCGAGCGATATCGCCTGCAAGCATGTCAACAAGCCAATCTTCGAAAGCATTGATGCTCATGGTCTCGGCTGCCTTTGAAATTCTGATGACCTTCATGAACTCGTATCCGCCAAGCGTTACGGAAACCATCGTATCTGCTGCGGGAGCAACAGCCGTGTTCTCAACATGGAGTTCTGCTGCGTTCCTGACGCCTTCTGCCATAAATTTGATGTTGCCTGCTACTCTCATGAGAGTGATCTCTGAAAGCATGGGAGCAAGCTTAACCATCTTCTCGAAGAACTTGTTTGCCACTGCCGTGGGAACTGCTGCGCCTGCTGCAGCATATGATCTTGCCTCAACCTCTGAAAGGGTTTTCTTCTGAAGAGCATGAGCCCATGCGCTTCTGTATTCTTCGGACTCTACGCCGAATATAACGTTGTTTTCCATTCCTTTAATCTCCTTCGCTCTTTCTACTACTTTTACTTCTTCAGCCGGAGCCTCTTCTTTGAGAAGCTGTTCCGCCTGTGCGTTGCGCTTTTCTGCTTCTTCAAGTTCTGCCTTGCGCTCAAGCAGAGCCTTTTTTTCTTCCGTAGCCTTCTCTACGTCTTCAACCTCGACCATATCCCTGACTTCAACCTCAAGGGCCGCGAGACGCTCATTGACTTCCTGAAGATTCATGTCTTTGATTTCCATTTTGTCTCTCCTCACTTTGTTACTGATTCGAATGCAAACCTTGCTTTCGCAAGTGCAAGCTGTTTCTCACGTTCAAGTCTCTCCGCTCTCTCTTCTTCGATCGCTCCGTCAAAGAAGCTCCGTGTTGAAACGCTCAACTCCGTGCCAGGATTCGCAGGAAACGAAACCGGGCTTATATCAAACACCTTCGCGATTCGGTGTATGATTCGTGTGTGTGTTGCTTTGTCGTACTCGTCTCCACCCTCTTCAACGGTGAACGCGAACGACATCTTCGGGTACATGCCCGCACGGATGTCATCAAACAGG